CGCCGGTCGCCAGCAGAGGCAATGCGGTCTGTTTGGTTGTTGCGCTTCAGTTTTAAAGAGCGTTTCGGGTTGCCCCGAGGCCTCTCGGCCTGTCGTCGCTGTGTTTCGCTTCGATGGGTGAACATTACAACTAGAAATTGTAGCTTGCAAGTGGAAATTGTAATTTTCTTCAAAGAAAAGCCCGCTCAGTGGCGGGCTATGGTTTCAGTGTTCTGATCCGGTCCAGATGACGTGCACGCTTCCATCTTGCCTTCGGCGCATGGTTACGTTGTCTGCCTGCTCGATCTCTTCGAGAAGGCGTTCCCAGTCTTCAGGGCGATCATTCGGGCCTGGTCGGAGATTGGCCTGGCGCTCGCGCTGCGCGGTAGGCGCCGTGATGGTGAGGTTTACGCGCCGCACTAGGCGGCTGTAGCTGGAGAGCTGGCGTTGATTGGTGACGACTGCTGGTCCTGGCATGTGAATCCTCCTTACTGCTGGATATCCACACAGTAATTGTGAGGGTTTCACGGGGCAAGAGGAAACATGGTGGCCGTTTGCCACATGTAAAGAAGTGGCTCAGACCTAAGTAGGAGAGGGCGGCTAAACCCTGGCCCTGCTGGGCGGCACGATGGCGCCGACCGAGTGAATGTGCTCGATCTGCTCCGTGGGGATGTTGCGGATCGCATGGCCGTTCACTGAAAGCAGGCTGACTTCCGCCTCGTTGCAGTAGAGCAGCCGCTTCAACATGCTCTCGCCTTCCGTGGTGCGAACCATGACGTACTCGCCTGGGAAGTAGTCTCGATCCGGCTCGATGACTGCGACCCAGCCGCTATGGATTGCCGGCTCCATCGAGTCGCCCTTTAGGCGTAGCGCATAGGCGCTGGCGTCGCGTGAGTAGGCATCCACGGTGCCGTCAGCTTCTTCCAGGGCATACCAGTAGCCCTCGGCGCCCATCTGTGCAGTGCCGACGATAGGGATAGCGCGATACGGGCTGACGATCGGCGGGCCTTGCTCGACGTTCGATTCGAGCTGGCCAGTGATTCGCTGGAATTCGCCCTCAATCGCATCGTCGCTCATCAGCTCGCCGACTGTTGCACCCAATACGCCAGCCAGCTTCTTCATCTTCTGCTGGCGAGGCACGTTCTTCCCGGCCTCCCAGGCCTGTACGGACTGAGGGGTCACGCCCATTTCGCGGGCAAGTTCTGACTGGTTCCAGCCCTTCTGTTCGCGCAAGAGCGCGATGCGTTTTCCGATGCTGTTCATGCCGCTAACGATACAACCGCCGGTTGTAACTGGCATTGCAATTCTCCCTTGTAAAATCCTCTGCATCCCTGTAACTTTGCGTTGTAGTTCGAGATAAACGGAGTTCCACATGAACGAAAACGCCGCCACTCGTGCTGCGGCTGCAGCGGGTGGGCAGTCAGCTCTCGCCAGGCTTCTTGGCTGTTCTCCTCAGGCCGTACAGCGCATGTGCGCTACCGGTCGAGTACCAGCCGAACGTGTTTTGCAGATCGAGGCGGCTAGCGGCGTTTCTCGTCACGAGCTTCGTCCTGATCTGTACCCGAAGTCGCGGAAGCGAGCTGCTGCATAAGAGACATCCCTGTCAGTGGTTTCCATGGTTCCCATCTTAGGGCCAGCGGATCGGACAGGTAAGCGAAGCGGAGAGGGTGAGGATTTATCCAGTACCTGATTCGCAGACGAAAAAAAGCCCGGAGGCAACCGGGCTCTTCAACAACACAACGTGAGACGAGACAGATGATAGACAACGTAGTGCCGCTAGGCAACACCCAACGGGGGTTCACCCGGATGGACAACAGCATCATGGATGCCTTGATGGCGATCGATCTGCCAGCGCGTGAGCTGAAGGTCGCTCTGTTCGTCGCCAAGACAACCATCAACTTCCAGGCCGGCCCGGTACGCATCACAGCAGCCGCTGTGTCGAAGGCAACCCATATCCACCCGGACGTTGCTTCCAAAGCTATCAGCCACCTCCTGAAGCGTCGCGTGATCTTCCGTGAGGGCGGTGCGCGTGGCGATATTGGCCTGTGTGACCCGAAAGAATGGGTATTCGTAGAAGGTCCGAATCAGACCAACAGAGCCGACTCGGACCAAAATGACAAGGTCGTCTCGATTGCGAGTCAGACCAAAACCGACGACTCCCTTCTTTATTCTAAGAAAGAACCCCTAGTAACTGTTCCTTCGGAACAGATTACTGCCCCCCAAGGGGGCGACATCACCCCGATTGAAAAAACCTCTGGGGTTTCGTTCAACGGCGAAGACTTCGAGGTCAGCTCTGACCTGATCACCAAGTGGGCGAAAGCCTACGCACCGGTTGACGTCGAGACTGAGATCGTTCGCGCCGCCGCCTGGGCTTCCGCCAATCGCCCGAAGAAGGACTACCGCCGCTTCCTGGTCAACTGGCTTGCCAAAGCCCACGTCAAGGTCGCCAACGGCGTGTCTGAGGCAGGCGTGCCGGTAGACCAGATCATCGACCTGTACCACCGCGTCTGCCCGAACCTGCCGGCCGTTACCGTGAAGACCGACAAGGCCCTTCGCAGCATGATCGTCGAGCGCTGGAACGAGGCCGCGGCCCATCAGAGCGGCAAGGGCTTCTGGCTCCCGTTCTTCGAGAAGGCCAACAACCGCAGCCAGGTTTTCTACCGTGGCCAGAACGTCGTCCCCCGCCTGGAGGCTCTGGTAAGCCGCGCCGTATTCCGTGAAATCTCGGAGGCGCAGCAATGATCGAACTTCACAGCCTCGAAGCCGAGCACGGTGTGATCGGTGCAATGCTCAAGCAGCCGCACCTGATCGACGTCCTGAGTGATGACCTGTCGCCAGAAGCTTTCGCCTATGCCGACAACGCCGACCTGTACCGCCTGATCATGGAGCTGCACAACGACGGCCAGCCGGTTGACGCGATCACTCTTGGCGATCGCATGGCTGAGCTGCCAAGCGGCACTCGGACCACGGCCTATGCCGGCGAAATCCAGTTCAACACCCCGTCCGCTGCCAACGCGAAGACCTACGCGAAGATCATCCGCGACCGCGCCGTGGCTCGCCAGATAGTCGCCGCTGCCGAGCGCATCCACGAGATCGCCCATGATCAAGCGACCGTCGAGGACAAGATCGCGCAGGTGCAGTCGACCATTCTGGCTCTCGGTACCGATGGCGGCGACGCGGAGTGCCAGACCATGGCCGACATGTGGGCAGAGCACATCGAAGTGCTGCAGGTCCGTCTGGATCGTTTCGCCAAGGGCGAAGCAATGGACGGGCTTGGGACTGGTATCCCGGACCTCGACAAGTACACCCAGGGCATGAAGCCGGGCCAGATGATCGTCGTTGCTGGCCGTCCTGCCATGGGCAAAACCACCCTGGCCATGAACATCGCGGCCGACGTCGGTATCAACCAGCGCAAGCCGGTTGCCGTCATCAGTCTGGAGATGAGCAAGACCCAGCTGATGGATCGCCTGCTCGCGGCGGTCGGAGGCATCCCGCTGCCATCCCTGAAGACCGGCGAGTGCAGCAACGACTACAGCACCGAGCTGGCGGCTGCGGGCCTGAAGCTGAGCCGGTCGCCAATCGTCGTATCTGACGTGCCGGTCATGACCATGGCGCGCATCCGCTCCATCGTCCGCCGCCAGAAGCATCGCTTGGGCGGTATGGGTCTCGTGGTCATTGACTACTTGGGCCTGGTCGAGGGAGAGGGCGCTGGCCGGACTGAAGACGTAACGGTCATGTCGCGCCAGATCAAGCTGCTGGCTCGCGAGATGGAATGCCCGGTAATCGTCCTGTCCCAGCTCAATCGCGGCTGTGAGTCCCGTCCGGACAAGCGCCCGGTCCTTTCCGATCTGCGTGAATCCGGCGCCATCGAGCAGGACGCCGACATCGTGATGTTCGTGTACCGGGACGAGGTTTATCACCCGAATACGCAGGACAAGGGCATCGGCGAAATCCTGATCCGCAAGAACCGTGACGGCGAGATCGGAACTGTCCCGACCGCATTCCAGGGCGACAAGTCCCGCTTCGTCCCGCTCGCCGCGCACGCCCGCAGCGGCAATGTCATCGAGGTGAACTTCTGATGAAAAGCCGCCGGACTGTCTTCGAGCACAAGGGCTACAAGCTGCGCTCCTACACCGAACTGATGTGGGCGCGCCTGATGGATTCCATCGACGTGTTCTACCTCTACGAGCCGGACCTGATTCAGGTCGAGGGCTGCAAATACCTGCCGGACTTCTATCTGCCGGCTGCTGACATCTATCTGGAAGTGAAGGGCACATACCCAACGCCAGAAGAGTCGGCAAAGGCAGAGCAGGCGCACAAGGCAACAGGTCGCCCTGTCGTTTTTCTGGTTTCTCGGCCGGAGAGTGATGGTCACGGATTCATGAACTGCTGCATCCGGGCGCCAGGGCGTAACGGCTGGATCGACGTATCTCTTCACGACCTTGACCAGATGTACCGGAAAGTCGCGGGCGACATGGCCTGGCATAAGGCACTGCTTTCCGTTCGCGAGGATGACTTGGATTGGGTGCGCCCGATCGGCGAAATCATGGATGAGGTCATGCACGAGATGTTCGGCCGCGGCCCGATGGAGAGCCATCTGCGACTGGTCCACAAGCGGGTCAACGAGGCGCGGTCATCGGTCGAGCGCGAGACGTCGATCGCCGAGCAAGGGCTCGCGTGGTGGCGCAACCGGTACTTCCCCAAGCCAATTACCCATCGCGTCGTCTGTGCTGACGGAAGCACCCAGCGCGGCGTAGGAGCACGGAAATGAGCGAAGACAAGCGCAACAAACTGACCAAGGCAGTCGCCTCGATGCTGCTCCCGCTACTGATCGGGCTCTTCGGGGCGAATCTGCTGATTCAGCTAATCGATCGCTTCAGCAACAACGACACCGCATGGAGCTTCTACTCGGAAACAACTGACCTCACTTGCACCGTCGCACGCAGCCGTGGCCAAGAGGTTATGGCGTGTCTGCCAGGTGACCATCGGGTAGAGGAGGCCTCCAAGTGACCGACTACATGGAAATCACCGAAGCCTTCAACCAGGCCCGCACAGCCCCCGATGTAACAGATCGCGCCTCTGGCCTAGAGGAAGCGGATCGTATCGGTGGCGTTGCGATGGTACAGGCCAGGCTGCAGGGGCTTACGCAGCATTCGTTGAGCTTGCCGCCAGCTTTGAAGGAGGCCGCGTAAATGGCTGAGCGTATCGCAATCAACAGCGCCTCGAAGCTTTCCGAAGCTATCAACCTAATCACTCGGATGTACCGGGAGAAGAAGTATCTGGTCCTCAGCCTGCGCGAAGGAAAGGACCGGACCCTTGACCAGAACGCTCTCTGGTTCGCCCTGTACGAGCGCATAGCGCAGATGACCAACATCGGCGACGTAGAGGATGCCCGCAGCTACTGCAAGTTGCACTTCGGCGTTCCGATCATGCGCCGCGACTGCGAGGAGTTCCGCGACGGCTGGAATCGGATCTTCCTGCACCTGCCGTACGAGGAGAAGCTGCGCCTGATGGGCGAGTGCTCGCTGATGGGGCCGGACGGCTTCCCGGTGACTCGCCTGTTCAACCGCAAGCAGGGTATCGAGTACACCGACCGCATCGTGGCTGAGTTCACCGGGCGCGGCGTGTTCTTCGGTGATCTGCTCGGGGAGCAAGCCGCATGATCTGGCTCATTGCTCTCTTCGCGCTGTTCGCCGGCCAGCCCTTCGTCGCGACGATGTGCGTCCTCATTGGCGCTGTTATGGAGGTGAAGTGATGAGCCGAATCGTCTCCAAGAAGCTCCGCGATTCGGCTCGCGGCCAGTCCTGCACCCTGCGCCTGCCTGGCGTCTGCAACTTCGACCCGGAGACAACCGTCCTTGCCCATCTGCCGTGCGGGCAAAAGGGCATGGGCATGAAAGGCCCGGACATGATCGCAGTATTTGCCTGCTCGGCCTGC